CCACGAAAACGAACGCGCGCCGTAAGCACCGCAAGGCCGTGCCTTTATGCGCCCAGCAGGCCGACGCGTACGCCAGGGAAGTGGTGGACGGTGCCATCGTGGCCAACGTTCGGGTGCGTGCGGCGTGCGTTCGCTACCTGCAACACCGGACGGACCCGGACGCGTGCGGCGTGTGGTGGGACGAAGACGCCGCAGAAGCGGCGCGCGCGTTCGCGCTGAAGTGCGGCCAGGGCGCTGAAGCTGGAGCAGGGCAGCCGCTGGTGTGGCTGCCGTTTCAGTGCATGATTGCCATGCTCATGGTGGCGATGCGGCGCGTGGTCGATGGCCGCCGCACCGACACGCCAGCGGTGAAAGTGCTGCTCACGACGATGGCGCGCGGCAACGGGAAGACGGAGTTCGCTGCCAGCCTGATTGCGGCGGCCATGCGCGACCCCACTGGCCGGCTGGAGTTCGCCAGCGTCGCGCCCGACGGCCGGCTGGCGCAGAAGACGTTCGAGCGCCTGGCGGTGATGACGCAGACGCTTGGCGGGGCGGAAGCCGAATGGACGGCCACCGGCGGCAGCAGCCCGGCGCACCCCGGCAAGGTGCGGCACGGCGGCCACCGCTACACCAGCCTGCCATGCACGGACAAAGCACTGGACGGTCTGACGGTGCGGCTGGTAGTTGCCGACGAAGTGGCGCGCATGGAACGCGCGTTCGGACGCCTGCTCACCGGCTTGGCGAAGTTCGCCACCAGCCAGGCGTTGCTCATCACGACGCCCGACCCCGAGCAGCGGACGCGCCCCATCGCGGGGTATTTGGACGCCTGCGAACGCGCCCTGGACAGCGGCGAAGCCTTCCCGGCGGGGTGGTGGGCGCTGTTGTACGGCTTGGACAGGGACGACCAGGCGGCAGACCCATCCACCTGGCAGAAGGCGCACCCGGCGCTAGGCGTCCTGATCGACCGGACGCAGCTCGAGCTGGCCGCCCGAACGATGCTCGAGAGCGGTGATCCGGCCCAAATTGCCGAGTTCGAAACGCAGTTGGCGTGCCGTTACCACGAAGTAGCGACAACCGATATCGACCTATCTGTCCTGGAAAGGCAGATGGTCGATACCGATTGGGGGAGGCTGAGAGGCGCGCCAGCCGTCATTGGGCTGGACCTGTCCAGGGGCGGCTACGGCGCGCAGCTGGACTTTACCGCACTTTGCATCATGGTGGTGGACGGTAATGTCATCCGGGCGCGGAATATCTGCTGGTGGGCAGGCATGGACATGGCCCTAGACGAACGCCGAAGCAAGTGCCCCATCGGCGCGTGGGTCGAGCAGGGCTACTTGCGGAAGATGCCCGGCGAATGGCACTGCATGGAAACCATCGCCGCAGCCATCGAAGACGCCATGCAGACCTACGACGTCCGCAAGATCGGCGTGGATCCGCACCCAGCGCAGGCGAAAGACATCCGCAAGTGGCAGGACCGTGGCTGGCCGGTGATCCCCATCGACCAATCCATCCGCACGATGGCACCGGCGTGGAACCTGTGGGGAACGCTGCTGAAGTCGAAGCAACTGTTCTACCAACCCGATCCGGTGCTGCGTTCCGCCCTGAATTCCGTGCGGTTGATCCGTGACAACGTCGGAAATACGCGCCCCGTGAAGGGGCGAAGCGCAGGAAACACCGATGCGGTGGTGGCTGGAAACATGGCCGCCTTCCTGATGGAGAACCACCAGGTACGCGAAGCCACCGGGCTGGTGCGTAGCAGGTGCCCAATTGGATAGTGCAAGTACGAAATAAACGCTTGACGGCGCTGGGCAGAATTGTTCCATGCCGCGCGTGGGATTCCTCTCGCGCATCTTCGGCTACTCCAACGCGGTGGTGGTCTACAACACCCCACCCGCGTCGGCACCGGTTGCCATCACGCAGATCCCTGCGGTGGTGCGCGCTATCCAGCTGATTTCCGCCGACATCGCGCGCCTGCCGATCAACATCGAACGCGAAGACGGCACCCTGGTGGATTCGCCTGTGGCGTCGCTCCTGAACCGGGAAGCCAGCCGCTGGCAGTCTTCCTTCGAGTTCCGACGATACCTCACGTCCTGCGCCCTGAATGACGGTAACGGCATCGCCGTGATCCGCCGCGACAACACCGGACAGGTGGTCGAACTGCAGCCGGTGCCCATCGGCTCCGTGGTCGCCGAGCTGACCGAAGAGGGCGTCGAGTACCGGATCAACAACGTGGTGCTGACGCAGGATCAGGTGCTGCACGTTGGCGCGTTCCCCGACCCGATGAACCCGGCGTGGTTCATTTCTCCGATGGACGCGTCCGCATTTGCCATGCGCCTGGCTGCCGATCAGGAGTCAGCCCACAGCGCGCTGGTCAAGACGGGCAGCATGGGCAAGATCGCAATCCGGCACCCGGGCGCGCTGGCCGACGAATCCGTGGAAGCCATCCGCAATGCTTGGCAGTCGATGCACGCCACGGCCGACGGTGCCAGCCGCCCGCTGATCCTGCGGGAAGGCATGACCGCCGAGCGCATCAGCCAGGAAACGAGCACCAGCAGCATCGATTCCCGGCGTTTCAGCGTGCAAGAAATCGGGCGCGCGTTTGGCGTGCCGCCCGAAATGCTGTTCCAGCAGGGCGGCGGCGCGCTGTCCAGCCAGGCGGAAACGGCGCGCGCCTACGCCGACGGTGCCATCAGCGCCTGGGCAACGGCATGGGAAGCCGAACTCACGCGCAAGTTGTGCGCGCCTGGCGAGTACGTGACCATCGACACGCGCCCCATTACGCGCGGCAGCCTGAAGGATCAGGGAACGGCGTGGAGCAAGTTGGTTCTGGCTGGCATCGCCAGCCCCAACGACGCGCGCCTGGCCATCGGCCTGCCTCCGCTCGTTGGCTACGACACTCCGACGGTTTCGATGCCAGGCGGCGCAGCCGCTGCGGCGTTCGCACCTGAAACGGAGGGCACCGACAATGATTGAGATCCGCACGGGCACGCTGCGCGCCGACGCTGGCAAGTTGGGCGGCTATGCCGCCATCTACAACGCGCCGAGCAAGCCGCTGACCATCCGTGGCCTGAATGGCGGCAAGCCGTTCGTTGAACGCATCGCGCCGGGCGCATTCGATGGCATCGAAGGGCGCAACGTGTCGCTGCTCATTGGGCACGACCGCAACCAGCTTCTGGCGAACAGTGCTTCCGGCCTGCTGTCGCTGCGTTCCGATGGCACTGGCCTGGCCTACGAAGTGACCCTGCCGGACACCCAGCGCGCCCGCGACGTGCGCGCGCTGGTGGAAGCAGGCGTCATGACGGAGATGTCTTTCGGTTTCTACGTGAAGTCTGACGCCTGGAATGGATCGGAACGCACCCTGCATTCCGTCGATCTCCGGGAGATTTCGATTATCGAAGCGGACGGCGCTGCATATCCGCAGACGAGTGCCGAAGCGCGAAACACCAACGCCGGAATCAACCGGCTCAAACTGCGGCTAAGGAGCGTTTGAAATGAAGATTTCCGAGATGCATGAGAAGCGCAAGGCGCTTACCGCCGAGCGGGACACGATTCTGACCGCGTCCGAAATGACTGTCGAGCAGGAATCGCGCGGCCACGAAGTCGCCAACGAACTGCAGAAGCTCGATGGCGAGATCCGCGCCGCGCAGCTGCGCGAGCGTTTCGCGTCCTACAGCGCGATGGAAAAGGCCGTCGAAGACAACAACAAGCGCAACACCGATTGGACCGCCACGACCGAATACCGCGACCAGTGGATCAACTGGTGCCGTGGTGGCCGTGCGCCGGAAACCCGCGCCATCGACACTTCGTCGTCCAGCGGCGTTCTGGTGCCTAAGGTGTATGAGGCAGGCATTCTTCGCTACTTGGAGCGCAACACCGTGGTTCGCAACCTGGCGGACCTGCGTACGGGCGTCAAGGGCAGCGTGACCATGCGCGTCAACACCCTGGAGACCGACGCGGCTACGTCGTCGTTCTGGACCACCGAAACCAACAAGACCGCGACCGCCATCGACGGCGCGTGGGCCGAAGTCAACATGAACCCCGTCGGCGGCCTGCCGAAGTCGGAACTCACGCAGTGGGTGGTTCGCCAGGCCGATTTCGACGTGGAAACCGAAGTCATGGACAACCTGCAGCGGCAGATTGCCCGTGGCCTGGAGTACGGCTACACCATCGGCACCGGCAGCGACCAGCCCACCGGCCTGTTCAAGTATGACGCAAACTACAAGTCGGTTAACGTCAGCGCCGCACACGGCAGCGGCAGCGGCTGGGACGGTGCATTCACTCTCGCCAACCTCACCGAACTGCGCTACAAGACCCTTCCCGCCGAATACTGGACCAGCGCGGCGTGGGTCATGTCCCAGGACGCGTACTACACCATTGCAAAGATCGCGGTGGCAACCAGTGGTTCGAATGTGCCGCTGTTCGTGCCGTCGGCCGACGCTGGCGTGGTCAACGCCGCGCCGTTCACGCTCATGGGCCGCCCGGTCTACATCGCTCCGTACGCTCCGGGTCGGCAGACCGCTGCCGTCAGCAACAGCGTGCCGCTGATGTTCGCCAACGTGTCCGAAGCGTTCGCCGTGCGAGAGTGGGGAGGTGTGAATATGTTCCGAGACGATGTGACCACCCCAGGCCTGGTCAAGTTCCAGGGCATGGTGTTCACCAACAGCAAGGTGATCCGGCCGAAGGCCGTCGCCGCGCTGCGCATCACCCTCACCTGATAGATCCTTTCATCCGGCCGGGGTGGGTGGGCTCGCCCACCCACCCCGCGCTAGGGGATCACAATGCCCATCGACTACGCCAAGGTGCGGAACTGGTCCCGCAAGGGACATACCGAAGACGATCCCGCGCTGGGCATCGCGTGGGAAGCCGCAAAGCGGGAACTGGAGATGCGTACCGGCTGGTGCGTCGATCCCGTCACGCGCACGCAGTACGTCGCTGCCGAACCGAACAACGAAGAGCTGCTGGTACGCCTGGAGCGCCAGCCAGCCACGGGAGTCACCTATGACAACGGCGACAACGTGCTGACGCTGTCGCTGGTCACGATCAACGGGATCCAGTACGCCACGATGCCGGAAGGCACCGAATATCCGGCGATTCTGACCGTTTCAGCCGGTACGAACACACTCAATCCGCTGCTGGAAATGGCCCTGCTGCAGCGCACGATCCAGCTCGAAGCAAGCCGTGGCGACGACACAATGACGCTGCCAGGCGACTACTGGGACCGCATCTGCCGAATGCTCGGCAAGGGCATCGGGTAAGCCGTGCCCGGCCACGTTCCAACCGGGATGCTGCGGATCCCCATGACCGTGCAGAACCCGGTGCGGACCGTGGATGCGTTCGGCCAGGCTGACGAAGCGTGGATCAGCATCGGCACCGTGTGGTGCCACGTGGAAGTGGCCAACACGATGGAAGTGGTCGATGACCTTGGCCCGGCGGTGCGTACCGATTGGCGCATCCTGGCTACCTGGCATCCGTCGATTAACACCCGCAGCCGGTTGACCATGACGGATCGTGGAAGCACCCGCACGTTCAACGTGCGCGCCTGCTGGGACCGTGACCAGCGCCGTCGGCGCTTGGAGATTGAAGCCACGGAGGTGCTGCCGTGATCAAGTTCACCGCCGATTCTTCCGCTGCCCAAGCCGTCCTGAATGGCCTTCCCAGGGCGCTGTCGGAGTCGATCCGCAAGAAGGCCATTCGGGCGGCCCTGCAGCCGTACGTAAAGACGCTGCGGCAGAAGTGGCAATCGTCGCCCTACCGTGGCAAGGCACCGCACCGCAAGGCGATTGCAGCTGCCACGCAGTTGTCTTCCCCCAAGCGCATCGGAAGCGGCGACACGGCCACCATCCGCGCGTCGCTGGGCGTCCAGTACGGGCGCAAGGGCGGTGCAAAGGCGCGCGGACGCCAGCGCGTCTATCACTTGCTCGAGCAGGGATTCAGGCACGTGGCGTCCGGCAGGTCGATTGCTGGCGCGAATCGCAGCCTGGCGTGGTCCCACGCGAACTTGGCGCGCGCCATGCAGGACGTGGCCGATCAAATCATCATCCAGGCGCGCAAGGCGTTGGGGGCCAAGAATGTCGGTAAGTAACATTCACAAGGCCATCTACGACGTGCTAGACGCCACCGGGAATACCGTGTGCAGCGGCCTACGCACCGCCGCGACGCCGACGCCGTGTTACGTCTACGAAGTGTCCACGATGGAAATGGCCGTGCAAATGCTCGGCGCTGGCGCGCTGAACCACTGGACCGTGGGCGTCGAAGTGTCCTGCGTGGCTGACACAGTCGCTGCAGTCTGCACGCTCATTGACGATTTGGTGGACGAATTTGACGCTGGGCCGATTAACTACACCGGCACGCTGAGTTGCAGCATTGCGCTGGCGTCGTTTCAGGTGGCATTCTCTACGGCTACGCCGGACGACGGCCAGCAGGATGCCGAACGCGTCGGCATCATCACGCTTTCCCTTTTGATCCAGGAGGATTGAATCATGGCACTCATTGCAGGTTACGGTGGAACAGTCACTTTCAGCGGAACTTCGGCGGTGGCCTGCCGATCCGTCACGATGAACTTCGAGCGCGATTCGCTGGACGTGACGCAGATCGGCGACTACCGGATGAAGCGCGCAGCCGGCCGCGTGCGCCGCTCGGGCAGCTTGACGCTGTACCGCCAGACCGAAGCCGTCGATGACGCGCTGCGTACCCACGTCAACCCAGGTTCGTTGGCAAATGCCACGGGCGCTAGCCTGAATTTCGCGTACACCGACCAGGGCAGCAAGGCATACGCCAGCATTGCCATCCAGGTCACTAGCGCAGTCATTTCCGACGATGGCACCGGCGCAGGCACGTGGGAAATCACGTGGGAAGAACAGTGAGCGTAGACCCGGCAAAGATCGCACCCGCTGCGCCGCGCGCCGTCGAAATCGACGGGATCGGCACCGTGATGATCAGGCGTCCGCGCCTGGCGGACGTCCTGCACGCCAGCTCAAACCCGTACTGGTGGGCGTCCTGCTGCAGTTGCGTGGACGGATCGCCGTTGTTCGCACCGGGGACGGATATCGGCTCAATCGACGCCGAAATAGCGGGGGCACTCATTGCCCAGGTGAATGCCACCCGCCCTACTCAGCCGTCGAAAGACGGCATTTCCGCATAGCCAGCCCGGAGCAGAGGATGCACATGGAAGCAGGATTGGCAAACCAACTCACCAACGGCGAGCGGATCGAACACCTGCTCGGGGTGATTGCGTGCGCCTTGACGGGCAAGCGCCCGTATCAACTGTTTCCCTGGATGAGGAGCGACGTCAATGGCTGACAAATCAATGAAGGCCGTTATTGTCGCTGAGGTGGACCCGCGTGGCGTCACGAAGGGCGTGGCTGCCACCAACAAGGAACTGCAGAAGCTCAACAAGACTGCGGCCAGTGCGTCCACGTCGGCGGCTATTTCTGCTGGCATCAGCATGGCGGAAATGGGAATGTCTGCGTTGCAGCAGGTGTTCAGCGCCGTCGAAAAGCGGTTTGGCGAACTCAACAACATTGCCAACAAGTATTCGGCGGCGGCAGCCGGTGCCCGGATGATGGCCGACGTGTCCATCATCCAGGACAACGTGCGAATTGCTCAGGCACTTGCTCCTGGCGCCATCCAAACGTCCCAGGCGGAAGCCGATATCAAGGCAGGCGAAGCGGCGCGCATGGAACGCAACGCTGGCGCAGTCAGTGCTGGCATGGGCGCATTTGCTCGAGCAAAGGGCAACATGGGCGCCATCACGGATATGGCGAGTGAAGTTGCCGGAACGGCATTGCTCGGTATTGAACAGCTGCTCAGCGGTGATTTCTCCGGGTACATGAAGACCGCCGAAGCAGGTCGGGGACAGGTCGGAGAATTCTTCAACGCGCAGAACTATGCCTACGCCAACGAAGCGCCAGGGCGGGGCATGGCCGGATCGGAAATGGGCGAGCAAACCCAGCTGCTCCGCGATATCCGCGACAGCCTGAAAGGAAGCCGCTAATGCCTGTTACCGTCATCGAACGCGCCGGAAGCCGCTCCTGGAGCATCGCGCAGAAGGGCGTGGAATCGTCGGTCCAATGCACCTACCTGGTGCGCTGGGTGCCGTCCAGCTCGGAAGCCTATCCCGGCGATGCCACCGTCCTGGGCGATGCCAATCTGCCCAAGCCGTCCACGCGCGCACCGTCTGCGTTGCACAACACCGACCCGTGGATCAAACAGATGATTTGCCGCACGGTCACGCTGACGCCGGAATCGTCAGTGCCGTATGCCTGGACGGTGCAGGCGACTTACACCACCCATTTGGACCCGTACGTCAACTCGGGGCGTTACATCCGGGTTTCCAAGTCTGCCGCAGACCGCACGCTCGGGCAGTACCGCACGTACACAACTATCCCGACCAACGGCACGGTGAGCTGGCCGCCGACCGACATGGGTGGCACCAAACTGGACCTGCACGGCACGCCGAAGCCGCTTTCAATCGCAACCGAAACCATCACGCTTGAATACGTGCATGATCGGAGCAATAGCACCACCACCCCACTGGAACCCGATTGGGCTACGTTTGGTGATAGGCAGGGCACCCGGAATTCGGTGGAGATGTTCAACGGCACCTACAAAATCGGCACGCTGCTCTACAAGGGCGTTCAAGCCACGTTGGAGCAGGAATGTTGGCGGCTGATCCACGTGTGGCAGTTTGACAACCTGTGGCACTTGGAGCAGGTGCCGTGTCCCAACCCAACCGGCCAGCCGGTGCTGGCGGCAACGGGCACTTTTAACGGCAGCACCGGATTCATGCAGACCGTGCTGGTCGGCTGGTATCAGCGATACCCAACGCTGGCAAACTCGCTTTCCATGCTTCCGGAAGACGTGCAAGACGCGCTGCTGAAGTCATACCCGGTGCTGACGCCATGACGTACATGGATCCCATCTTCGCCGGTGGCAAAGGTTTGTTCGGCAAGGCCAATTCGGCCGTTTGCAACAACTGGACGGATGCCGCGCGGTTTGCCAAAGTAAGCGGGGAAGCCGTTCAATGGGCGCAGATGGAAGCATCCAAGCCGCTGAGCGCCACCCGTGCCCTGTGCGAAGTCAGATCGGCTGTGCTGATCACTGGCAAGAATAATCAGTGGAACTACCAGGTGAGGCTATGGACGCCGCCTGCAGCTAGCGGTGGCCTGACCCAGCCGACGGATACATGGTTCAGCACCGACACCTGCAAGAATCTGCGCGAGTACTACAACGATGCCAGCAACGTGGACGGCATGAATCTGACCACGCCAGCAGCCACCATTGGGCCGGTTGGAAGCAAGTGGAACGGCACCATATGGACCACGACCAATTTGGAAGCGCACGTGGACGTGACGATCTTCCGCGACACGGCAGGCGCTGCCTACTACTACTTCGACCGCCCGAACCCCATGAGGTGTACTGAGTAATGGCAAACCTTCAATTGGCTACCTACATCGGAATGCAGGTGATTACGCCGGGATCGGCGTTCACGCTGAGTTTCCATGTCCATGAAGTTGGCGCGAACAATTTCAACTGGTCCGGCTACACGCCAAAGGCCAGGCTAACCGTCGGCAGCGTGTCTATCAGCGTGACCGGGACGGTGGTTTCAGCCGGTGGCGGCACTGCTACCTGCTCCTGGACGGCAACACAGACCGCCACGCTCGGTAGCAACGCGTGGGGCACCATCACGCTGTTCGCTGACCCGACGGCGACCACGGAAAACTTGTTCATTGCGGACATTGACGTACAGACCAACGCTGAGGTGATCCCTTGATACAGAACATGATGCGGAAGGCGATGTTTACGGCAAGCTCCGACTACACCGCCGAAGTGCTACTGGTAGCCGGTGGCGGCGGCGGTGGCGGAACTACCGCGGGTCAATACGGCGGCGGCGGTGGCGGCGCTGGTGGCTACGTGTACTCCGCATCGAAGACCATCACGGCAACTGGAGCAAGCATCGCCATTGTGATCGGCGCCGGTGGTGGCGGTGGCGTTGGTTCAACCGGCGGCAGCAACGGAAGCAACAGCACCATCACGTCGTTGTCTATGTCCGCGACCGGCGGTGGGCGTGGCGGGCGCGGAAACGGATCTACCGTTACCGGAAACAGCGGCGGAAGCGGCGGCGGCGCTGGTGGCTTCCCTGGCAACACCCCAGGCACAGGTACCGCCGGACAGGGTACGGACGGCGGCACAAACGGCACCCAGGGCGTTCCATTTCGCGGCGGCGGCGGCGGCGGTAGTGGCAGCGTCGGCGTCAACGGTGGATCCGGAACCGCCAATGGCGGCGACGGCACCGCCTATCTCAGCGTGGGCTACGCGGGTGGCGGCGGCGGCGGGTGCGGAACAAGTGCCAGCGGAGGCGCCGGTGGATTTTCCGTCGGCGGCAACGGCGGCAATTCGACGTCTGCAACAGGTGGCAATGGCACGGCTAATCGTGGTTCAGGCGGTGGCGGTGCGGGTACGCCAGCGACTGGCAACGGAACCGGTGGAACTGGTTCCGACGGCGTCGTCATCATTCGATACGCGGGCAATGCCATCCCGACGATCTCCTACACCGGAACCATGAGTACCGACACGTCAGGCGGTTACACCGTCCACACGATCACCACTAGCGGGACACTCACCACATGATCTACGCAGCACAAATTGACGAAAACAGCGTCGTCCTTCGCGTCATTGCCGCGACGAGTCTTAGTTGGTGCGTCGAGAATCTTGGCGGCGAATGGCTCCAAACTTGGAAGGACGGTAGCCAGCGTGGCAAGTTCGCCGGACCCGGCGATATCTACGACGCGGATGCCGACGTGTTCATCACGCCTCCGGAGGAACCGGAACCGGCATGAAGCTCGCCGCGTCCATCCTTGCGCTGTCGCTGGCCGGTTGCACGAACCACACGGCAGCGATTGCCCATTCGGCCATTGACGCCCGCCAGGCGTTGGGGTCCGCCATCGTCCACGTCGATGCAGCCCGCCGCGACCTGGACACGCTGCAGGCATCGGTGGACGAAGTTTCGATGCACGTTGCCTATGTCTCGGACGACGAGAACCCGATCTACCAAACGCTGCAGTACGTTTCCGTGGCGGCGATTGTCATCGGCGGCGCAGCCGCCCTATACACGATTCGGAACTGGATACCAATCCCATGAACCTGGCACCATGGCAATACACGATATGGATGGCGTCCCTGCTGCTGGTTACCTTCGCGTCGGGGTGCAGCATCGGGTTAACGGCAGGCCGTAAGCAGAAAGTGAAGGCATCGAATGCTCGCAAGCGTTGAATCCCTCCTTGGCAGTTTGGCATTCGCTGGCGCGATGGCGCTATCCGGCCTGATCGCTGGATACCTGGTGTGCCGTCGGAGCAAGGAAACGAAGTGAGCCGGAAGCGGTGCTGCTGCAGCGGATCTGCACCACCGGCATATCCGTGCCAAGATTGCCCATCCGGCGAAGGGCACGAATGGATCGTGCAGATCAGTGTGGGCGGCATCATTGGCGACAGCGCAGGCGCTGGCGTCGCCAACGACATCGACTACTACGAACCCTGTTTGGCCGGGGAATGCGGACGGAAGGTATTTACCAGGCGTGGCGCATCGAATACTGATTTCTCGTACTGCCCCAATGAGCTGTGTGAATCCATCGTGGACAGTGCTGGCGCATTTGACGCCGGTGACCACACGATCCGCTGGTCTTTCTGCAGCGTCGTAAACCCGACGGACTCACCCGGTAGTCCGTACCTACCCGACATCATGAACGACCAGGAAGGTTCCGTCACCATTGAATGGGTGCGGCCAAATTTGGCGTGGGATTTCACCAACTGCACCTACCTTGGACCGGGCAGCGGCGGCGACGATTGCGCGACGATCATCAAGGTAGTTTTCACGTATTCCGACACGTTCACCTATCCGCAGTGGGATGACCTGGGCGACGGTTGTTTTAGCACCACGCGCACCATCACCATGCCGACGCAAGTATGGACCTGTTACTACGCGCGCCGCGTGGCACCAGGTGAGTATTTCGCAGAGGGCGCCTACTACCTGCTGCGCTGCGACTATCCCGCCCCATATGACACTGTGGGCGGCAGCGCGCCGTTCTACAAGTGCAGCCTTTCCGATGGCGTTGTCTGTTCCTCCCAGCACGGCGTTTCAACCTCACCACCGACCACATGGAAACCCCCCGCGAACATCACACTGGCGCGCCTCTCCTAACCCGCCTCCGCTACCGGTGGAAGGGCGAAGAGCAGATGCGGTGCTTCCACATCGTCGGCGGTGAACCCGTCGCTGTTGATTGTCCGCCGAAGTTCACCGGCCTAGGCGACGTAATCGCCGACGGCACAAAGGCGCTCGGGGTAAAGCCTTGCGGCAAGTGCCGGAAGCGCCAGGCGTGGCTAAACCGGGTTACGCCGGGTTGGATGAAGAAATTTCTGACTTGGGTGAAGTCTCTGTAGCACTATTGCCGATACATTCCCCACAGCCCAGTGGGCAGAAAGGATGAAAGGACATGAGAATCGGATCTACAGGCACGATCCCCGTCCGGATCGATTTCGACCTCTACAAGCGCGTTGCCATCCAGGCAGAGCGCAACCGCCGCACCATGCGTGCGGAAATCGAGCTGCTCATGGTGGAGGCGCTGGAGCAGCGCGCCGAAGC